CGAGTTATGATCGGCACAACTTTGAAGTTGTGCAGACCATTTTCGCGGCTGGAGATGTAGCGGAGTACGAACGCAAGTTCTACTTCGTCTACGAAAATCTCCCAAGCGATACATCAATTGCGCTCGGAGATGCGGTTGCCGATCTGGCAATCCTCACTTCCGACGCGTTCTTGGTGTCGTTGAGCAACTGGGAATCCTAATACGATCCAGACACACGGGCGCAGTAAACTGCCAACCCGGGTTAAGTTGACTCGTTGTCAACTCGTGGACCGATCGTAGATTCTCAGATGGTCGAAGAAGGTGCTACCATGACAGCATGGGACATTTCCAGGAGTTAATCCTAGTATGTCTAAATGCCATGTTAGCGAGCTGAGCAATGTATACTCTGCGCTCTTTCGAGACGCAAAGTATGCATTTCCGACGCTGGAGATGGAATTTGAGAAAGATCTCACCCGTCTCCTGAGTCTCGTGGAGCATAGAGGTCTACCGGTTTATCTGGTAGACCTCCCTGCAGTTGGTAAGCACCTAGATAGGTGCTTATCCGGCGGCCAATACATACCATCAGGATTACCTCTGACGAAGAGGTTTTCTGGTGGGGTAGTGATCCCGAAGTTTCTTCGGGGACTCTACCTATTGGTTTTTCACGAGACAGGTCGCCTGAAGGATGACGCAAGTACCGAAGCAGTCTTTTTCTTACGGCAGATTTTATTTGCCGCGAAGAAGGCTAACTTCCCTTGCACTCTCGATAAAGTCGAGAACGAAGTTCTCGAGTTTGTTGAGGTTGATGAGTCGTTACCAGAACTCGATGAGTTCTGGGGTACGGAGCCCACTAACCCTTGTCTCAGAAAGGAGCATAACTACAATGGATTCAGTAGTTCCGCCCTCTATGCGTCAAGAGTTAACGCTCTGCCTACGCATAAGCGTGGGCAACTCTCAGTCTTCCTGGCTGCACTTGACTTCATGTCGGGTGCAGTTACCTCTTCTCTCGGATCTTACGATCCTGGGAATTGGAGCTTCAGGCACGGACCAGGCGCTGTTTCAGAGGTCACTGGACCCTCCAATAAGTATTATTGGAAGAACTGGTCGACTACTCTGGAAAACGAGTTCCCAATCGCCGACTATGGTTTCCATAGTTATGCGAGTTGGGCGGACAGAGCAAACCATGACGACTGTATTGGTTCGGAAGAACCTGTTAGTCGAATGGTTGCTGTTCCAAAGTCCTACTCGAAGCCGCGGCTTATCGCTGCGGAACCGAGCGAGAACATGTGGTGCCAACAAAATTTGGGCCACTACTTCTCTGAGCGATGCAGAAAAACGTGGATTGGTGAGTTTGTTCGTTTCAACGATCAGACTCTCAATCAGCGCCTTTGCACGCTTGGTTCATTGGATGGCACGTTAGCTACGGTAGATTTATCTGCCGCTAGCGATCGTGTTACCTGTCATGCTGTAGGCCAGCTCTTTCGGAGTAATCCGAAATTGCTACTATGCCTACGAGCGTCTCGTACCCGTCGCGTGAAACAATCGTTGACGCCTCGTGCGCCTTCGATTATTTCACTGAGAAAATTCTCAACGATGGGTAACGCCTGCACTTTCCCGGTCGAGTCTCTGCTATTCTTTTGCATTGCGATGGCGTCTACTTTGGTAAGTAGACGGCTAAAGCCGTGCATGAGGAATGTGGAGACTCTAGTAGGGGAAGTAGCCGTCTTCGGAGATGACGTTGTCATCCCCGTTGACAGTCGGGAACTGTTCGTAGAAGCCCTTGAACTCTTGGATTTCAAGGTCAACGCAGGTAAGTCTTTCTGGACTGGGAAGTTCAGGGAGTCCTGCGGCGTTGATTCCTTTAGCGGGGTCACTGTGACCCCAGCTTATTGGAAGTCTGCCTACGACGGTGGACCAGAGTCGTTAGCTAGCGTGGTAGATTCGAGTAACAACTTTTACCAAAAGTTCTTGCTCAATGTTTCTACTTATCTAGCGTCGACACTACCTAGGCTTGTGGCCAACGTAGCTCAACACTCTGGTGTCTTTGGTCTAAAGTCTCGTTTACCTGTGACGAATATCGACCTCCGCGGACGATATAACGATCACTTGCAACGAGCCGAGATTCGGGCTATGACGCTTACTGCGTCGCAGTCCAGATCGCCGACCAATGACGATACTGCATTACTTCAGTTCTTCACTGAAGACCCGGGCTACGGAATTCCGTGGTCCCATGGTGTTTTGCAGATACCGAGGCTTCAAGTGAAGCCCCGGTGGGTATCGCTCGACGATGTGACCTCTCAGCCACATCGGAGAACGAAATGGGATTATAGATGATGGCTAACCTGTCTTCAGTATTCCGAAGGGTCCGATATTTTGTTAGTGTCTCCGCTAAATCTAACACATTTAGTAAGAACGCTAACATAGTCGTGCCCTTTCAGAGCTGA